CTCGCACAAAAACTCTTCCTTCTTGCTGCTCTTTTTCCCGTAGGATTACTTTCTGTTACTGGTGCTTTTAAATTACTTCCTGTAGCTCTATTGTATTTTGCTCGTCCTTTAGCAGTCAGTCCTCCCTTCTTGGACTTTTCACCTCTTCCAACAGATAAACTGACTCCTTTTTTACGTGGCATTACTTTCCTTTTTTCCTCATGGCTATTTTATGTGCTTCAGTAAATGTTTTTCCACTTAACATTTCTTTCTTCATCACTGCCATGTGTTGTGCAGTATGAGTACCTTTCTTTTTATGGTTTGCTAAAGCAGTTTTTTGCCTAGCTGTAAGTTCTTTTTTCTTCATTTCTTTTTCCTTTTTTTCTTTTTGGCATTAAGTTTTTTAAGATCAGCAGCCGTGATCTTATCACGTGGAGGTGCAACAGCAGCAAGTTTGCGTTGCTTGGGTGAATAAGATCCTTTAGGCATTAAACAGCAGAAGTAATATCACCATTAACTTGAAAACTTACTGAAACTGTACTTATATCACCAACAGTTGAACTAAATGAAGTTCCTGTGATAATTCCGTTGAAAGTTAATTTTTTAGCACCTGATGTATCAAGAAATAAATTAAATGAGGCATCACCTGAATCTTCTGTTGTTAAAGCATCATTTATGATTTCAGCAGTATTATCACCAGACGTAGCCGTATAAAGAAGATCAACAGTTCCAGAACCTGAAATTAAAGACCCTACATATTTTCTAGAAGTGTCTCCATGAGAAGTACATTCTAATGTATCTTTTGTTGTATCTAATGTCCAAGACGTTGTAGAAGCTATAGCTCCGACTGATCCAGTTCCGTTATCGAATGCAACAGAGCCTTCTTCTCCACGAAAAAATGCCATGATTTACTAAAAGATTTACTTATAAGATTATATTACCTTGAAACTGCGTTTTTCACAGTTATTTTTTCTTTTTAGTTGATTTTTTGGTGCTTTTTTTCTTTTTTCCTTTACGGATAGAAGCGATGTACCCTTCACATCTTGCCATTGCATGAGATTTAGCCATTTTTAACTCCTTTTTTTAGTTTTTTTACGTCTATGTTGATATGTTATCTTCTTGCTACTCGTTTTTTCACGTTTAAATCTTGCTTTTTCACTACTTGACATTTCTGAAGCAGTCTTAGGTGTCTTACTTGATACACGTTTTTTAGGTCTACAAGCTGGATATGATCTGTCTTCACCTTTCTTACGGCCACAAGGCTTGCCTGTTTTTATATCAACCCACTCTTCTTTAAACCAACGTGCTAAACCACCTTTACTTTTTGCCACGTTTCTTCCTCGTAGTTTTTCTTTTGCCTTTAGTGTAACCCGAAGCAGTCTTCTTTTTACCCGAAGCATCAGGCATTGTTCCCTTACAAACCTGCACAGCATACCCATTGGCATAAGCAGATGGATATTTTTTATACCTTTTCTTAGCAGCAGCTATGCCTCTAGCACATAGTTTTCCCATACCTACATACCGCAAGTGCAGCGTTTCTTACCGCCTTTTTTCTTCTTTTTTTTCTTTTTTGTTGTTGACATTCCGTAAGCCATAAGCAAAAAGAGTAACTTAGTATATTCTAAACGCAGTCTGCCCTAATGTCTCTGGTTTGGCCAAGTTAAATTGTTGCAAACATAAATAACCAAAAGCATCAAAAGCATGGTCCACTCCCAAGTTTTTATTAGGTAAACCAGTATTAGGTGCATAAGTTAACGTCCTTAAGGCTTTTATTAATTCTTTACAACGAGGATGTATCAGCGTCCTCCTATCGCCATTAGCGTCAAACAGGGCAGTATTGACAGCAGTGATCTTATCTCTGATCTTCCACGGGCTTCTAGGGCTCATAACGGTAAAACCAGACCTTCTAAGTATTGTATGATCCGTCACACCAACTCCAGAGGTCTTTCTTGCACTTCCAGTAGGGTCAGGACAAGCAATAATTCTACGATCTACTCCATATCTTCTTGTAACTTCTTCAGCAAAATCCCATGTAGTAGCACCTCCTGTCAGCATGATTTCATCAAAAACGTACAAGGTATCGTTATGTTTTACAGCACAGATTCCTGCCATAGGGTCTACGTTAAAGTCCAAACCAATTAACAAAGGAAGCATATGTAAATCTGCCACTTCCTTATCAATATTCTCATCAGCAAAACTAACAGCAACCAATCCAGTAAGATTTTCAAAACTAGCTTCAAATTCTTGTCTAAATGTTCTCGCATCTAATTGACTTCTAGCAGCTTCAACTTCTTCTTCCGCTACATTACCCCCCTCAATCGTTGTAAAACTCCATCTTTGCCAATCTTTCCATTCCTCCTCTCCGCAATAACACCACATATCATAAAACCAACTAGCAGTTCCATCTGGTGTACTAATAAACAGTGCCCATCCTTGTTTATCTGCTAACGCAGGTCTAATAACTTCAGCCCAAACGTCTCTATCCATAAATGCTGCTTCATCCAACACAACACCAGCCAAACTTCTTCCTCTCAATGCCATTGCATTTTCTGTTCCCTTCAACTCAATAGTTGATCCATTTATCAATTCCAACCTTAAATCTGTTTCATTCTTACTTTGAATCCATACTTTCGGTGTTAACCTCTTCAATTCCTTCCATGCAATATCCTTTGCCATCCGATAAGTAGGAGCACAATAAAAATAAACCTCATTTGGCCTGTTAATTGCTCCTCTCAATAATTCAATACAAGATAAATAACTTTTTCCAAATCTTCTACCAGCTACCAATACCCTAAATCTTTTATCACAATTAAATACCTCCCCCTGGGCATACCTTAAACTAATTTCCTCTCGTTTTTTCCCACTCACAACCATAAATTTTACAAAAAATACATCCTTTACCCCCTATTTATAGCCTATTTCAGCACTTTTAAGTTATCATTCAACTAAATACTACTAAAAATCAAGTCCGTGACTGATTCAATCTTACCTTCAAATATAATCCCACCCATAGTTCAATCTAAAAAAAGAGGTACTCCTCGCTTCGTTGCTCGTTCTACAGCAGAAAAAGTTCAAGAAAGAGCACAACGTCTCTATTCTCGCCAACTAAAAGGTTTAACAACTCGTCAATTAGTAATAGAACATTCCAAAATAGAACAAATTTCCATAACTACAGCTTGGGAAGATTGGGGTCGTGTTAAAATTTGGAACAATGAAGATTGGGATAAAGATAGAGAATCAATGCTCCCACGTCTACAAGCCATGAGAGTACGTTTATTTAACCAAGCAGTATCTAAAGGTCAATTACAAACAGCAGCACAGATCCTAGACTCTCTAGGCAAAGTAATAGGTGAATCCGTTGAAACAGTTAATATTCAAGCTCCAGAATTGTCCATAAAGGTAGAACCAAAAAATTAACGGAAATATATTTAAGTTGCCCGCCTTTGCCCTAGCAAAAAATTTTTTGCAACTGTGCCCCCATATGCCCTAATTTTGGCCTGTGTGCCTCTCTGATAGCACTGTAATACAACTTGCTTACGTTAGTACCTTAGAAAATACCGCCTCTTAAAATCGATCCTAGAAGGAGTAATATTTCTTAACTTTGATATTGACTTAATATCAGATAGATGGTAATATGATATCAGTTAATAATGGGTATGCACTGTACCCACTTTTAACACTAATGTATTTTTCTAATTGTCTACCAGATAACCAAACTTTAACATTTGTTTATCAGGTGAACACAAAAGGAAAAGACAGAAACTAGAAAATTAAATTACTTCCTTCCTATGAACCTACAAGAGATTCAAGAGGTTAAATCCTACATGAATTTAGAATTGTCTCAGAACTACAAATTAGCTTTTGAGATAGCTTTAAAAAAAAGATACATTAACCAAGAATATTTTAAAAAAAATATGATGTATCTTGAAGCAACTAATAGTATGCATCCCAAGTGGCCGAACTGTTTATTTTTTAAAGACTCTATTAGTAGAGAAACTTTAAGAATTAAATACGATCTATATGACCTAGCAGAATGATAGGAAACACTTGTATAAGTCCAGACTATGAAAATATTTTGATATCTAAAAATATTAGATATGAAAAATGCTTTTCCAAGTCTGGCAAACTTTGGTTAAAAATCTATCCTTACGATGAAGAAAAACATTTTGATTTTTTTCATTTAATAGATACATATGTATCTATGGTCTTAGAAGACTAAAACAAAAGGAGTATTAATTTACTCCTTCCTTCCTTCCTTTATTCCTTCCAAACAAAATGAGATTTACGTTTATTTATCTATTATTGATGGTTGCATCAATAATGTATTTTGGGACTTCTGCAAGTCTTAACAAATCTTCTGATATTCACTGTAAATCAGGTTTTCAATCTGCCTGTGATTATATCGAACAAAGAAATAAATTAATTCAGGAGCTTTAATTTATGGGATACGCTAACCCAGATTATTACTACCATAAAATAATTATGGAACAAACTGAAAAAATTTCTGATTTAAAAATCAAAGTCAAAAGACTTGAAAAAAAACTACTAGAAAAGGATTTAACAAAATGACTTCAATTATTGAACCAAAAAATCAAATAGTATCTATAGAGCATATAGATACCAAAGAAATTAAAGAAATCACAAGATTTCAATTAATACAGTTAATGTATGTTTTATACTCTGATAGGTTAATGGTTAGGGGTGGGACTCCTACTCAATTCTTCAATTATCATTTTTCTAATAAAAGAAAAACTAAAAAGTTTTGGAGAAAACATTTTGCTCCATACTTAATAGATATTTTCCCTCAGGAAATACCAGAGAGGATAAAAGACACATTAACTTTGATGTCAATAGGTATTAAATAAGAAATTTACCCAAGGTTAAAACTTGGGTATTTTTTTGCTAAATTTTTTTAAAAAAAAAAAAAAAAAAAAAATTATTTAATAAAAAAATAAACTTACAAACTAAATGCAAAATTGAATGCAATTTTGAATGCAAATTGAATGTTAATTTGAATGTAATTAGATGACAGTTAATGTCATTATAAGCTAATATTAAATAGTAAACTATTTTTTTATTATTAGTAATGAAACTATTAACAAAAGAGTTATTAAAAAAACTCCCAAATATTGGAGACAATGAAAAAAACAACAAGGAACACATAGCCCATGTAAAGTTATTCGGTGGGAGTTGTTTTAGTTGGTTTATTAGTGAATTTGATCCAGATACAAAAATGTGTTTTGGATGGGTTGAAGGTTTAGAAAATGAACTAGGTTATTTTTCATTAACTGAACTTGAAAAAATAAAGTTTAAACCTTTTAACTTACCAATTGAAAGGGATATGTGGTTTGACAGTACACCACTTAAGGAGTTAATGAACAAATGAATTATTTAACTTTATTGCCCGCATATGGCAGAGATTACAAAACTAAAAAAGCTATTATTGAACATTTAAACAATGATAGGGATTTCTTAGAATCTAATAGTTTGAAACCTATCAATAGACCACAATTTAAAGAGCTTAATATAAGCTCTTTTAATGTTCGATATGATCAGCAGAGAAAAATAACAAAAATAAATATAAAAGATTTAAAAAAATGATTTATAAAGATATAAAAGTAACTTTATTTAGTGAATTATGTAAGCACTATGAAAGTAATAATAAAAATTTTTATAATATTTTAGATAATATTGTAGAAATTTTAAAAGATGAGCAAATAAATAATATTTTAGAAAATCTAAAAAATTATTAAATGTTTCCTTAAGGGATTCTTAAACAGTTCCCTTAATGAAAACATTTATATATGTTTTCTTCCTTCCTAAAACAATTAAATTATGAATGATAAAAACTCTAATGGTAAAGTTTTATATGAAGGTTTAAGTCCAATAAATAACAAAAAATATGCAGTTATTGTTACTGGTTTTAATGCTGAAACTAGTAATAAAAAAACTGGTAATATGTATCAAACTTGGATATTAAATCAAGATATAAAACCGAACGAAGCATTTAAAAATAAAGAGTATGGCGAAACAGTATGTGGGAACTGTCCACATAGTGGATGGAATCAAAACTCATGTTACGTAAAGTGGTTTCATGCTCCCTTGAATGTTTGGAAAGCATATAAAAATAATAGATATGATTATTTTAATAATGATTATGAATTGTTTAGAAATAAGTCTATAAGATTTGGAAGTGCTGGCGATCCTGTATTAATACCGATTGATATTGTTAAAAATATTATAAAGGTAGCTAAAAACCATACAGGATACACACATATGTGGCGTAATGATTTTGCATTACCTTATAAAGGTTTATTTCAAGCAAGTGTTGACAGTTTTCAAGAATATTTACAAGCAAGTTCACTTGGTTTTAATTGTTTCTTGGTTAAACATGAAAGTATAAATGATCCTAAAGGGTTTATTCATTGCCCCGCTAGCGTAGAATTAGGTCAAAAAACATCATGTAATATATGTTCTCTGTGTGATGGTAATACAGGCAATGTTGTAATTAATGCTCATGGTAATACTAAAAATAATGTTTTATTAACTGCTTGATTATTTAATTTTTAAATAATAAAAAAATAAGAAATTAAATAAAAAATCAAAATTATTTTTATTAGTTGAATGCATTGAATGAATTAAATGTTGAATGTCTGAATGAGTTAAGTCTGAATGAATGTGAATGAAGTGCTTGATTCTTGACATGAATGAACTAGTAAACTAATATATGCTATCATATATATTACATTCTTATATAAAATAATCATGAATGAAAACAAAACAATCAGCATAAAACACAAAGTAAATATATTACTTAATGTCTTATCAGTCTTATGTGAGTTAGCTGAAAGGGATGCTACTTTCTTTTTACCGCAGAAAGGTAATGAGATTAATTATGAAGAATCGGTTAGGTATTTAGTCAGAGAAATACAAATTACAAGTAGAAGAATCGAACAATGAAATATAAACAAATGTATGAAGATATGCCCATTGATGAATCTTGGACTATTGAAGAAGATAGAGAAAGATTTATTAATGAAATAGCTGAGATAGCTTTTGGTGAAGATGCTATTGAACGTGGTTATGACTTAGATGAAGTGATCGAAAAGATACAAGAATTTTCTGATAATGCACTTAAATGGGAGGAGGGTGAAGAATGAAAACTATAAAACTAACTAATAAACAGTATAAAAAACTAAAAGAATATATTATTGAAAGCTGCGAATCCATAATGGATAGATCTTTAGATTGGGGTGATTCAGATTATGCTGAAGAAATTCTTGATACTAATGAAATACTTTTTGAATTTAGATCTATATTAGAGGAGATTGAATAATGCTAGATAAAGAAAAGTGGGAATACTCAAAAGAGGAAGCTAAGGACTTAGCTCAGGATTATCTTGATAAAGAAAAAACAAGAGCAAGTTGTATTAAATATTTTATGAGTCATTTTAAAATATCAAATGCAACTGCAAATAGATGGTATAACAAAATTTATGATGAATTAGTTATACCTGATATACATAATGCTTTAGAGATTAAATCTTATAAAGATACAGTTGAGACTGAAATAGAAAAAGGTATGAAAAAATTATCTGAATATACATTTGCAGAAAAAATAGAAATTTTATCAAAAGTAACCAAATTAAAAAAGGAGCTAAAAAAGCTATGAGAAATTCGCATGAGAATCACATAACAAGTGATCCAATAATTAATCAAGTTGATGAAGAATTTTCTTTACAACTTACAAAACTAATTAAGAATTATGTTCTTGATTT